ATCTCACCGCTGTAGATTACTACAGAAGTGAGATTGCATAACTTAATAATTTTAGATTTCTAAAGTGTTACCTTGACAGGGGGCAGTGCCATTTTGGAAGCAATCTATCAGATTGAAAAACGCCATCAGAACTGTGCTGGTTATAAAAAAGTAACCGCGATTTTAAACAATGAGAATAGGAAAAATCAAGAAATTCCAGAATACACCTTTTCGTTTGACTTTCGTATCAATATTAAGCGTGTGCGTCGAATCATGCGGAAACACGGCATTAAAGCTGATGTCCGTCAAAAAAAGCGCAGCCGCAAGAAAGAACAACAACAGTACCAAGAGGATAATTTATTGGAACGGAAATTTATTCAGATAGCGCCTAATCTGGTTTGGGTGTCCGATACGACAGAACTAACCTATGGTCGCAACAATAAAGTTCGCTTGCACGTAGTTTTGGATTTGTATGGTCGTTACGTGCTCAGTTATCATATTTCACCAACTGAGACAGCAGAAGCCGCAATTGAAGCCTTTAAACGCGCCGCTAAGCAGGCTGGGACCTTCGCACCATTGATTCATACCGATCGTGGCGCTGCCTATACTTCAAAAGACTTCAATAACTATTTAACCAGCAACAATAGTAAGCATAGTCTCTCTGCGCCCGGCACTCCGGCTGATAACGCAGTAATTGAGCACTATTGGGGCGATTTTAAGTACATCTGGATGACGCATCATCCACATCCGCAAACCTTGACAGAACTGAAAGATTTGGTTAAGCAAGGTGTTGAGTACTTCAACACAGTCGAGATTTCCAGCAAGCGAAATAACCTCACCGCGGAGGACTTCCGCAATGAGGCCGTATAGACTAATTTTTTATTTTTTTAAGTGTTACCTTGACAGGGTACAGTACCCACTTAACCAAGCCGGTAATTTCTATAACACGCAAACAACCAAAGAAAGTGAGGAACCAAAAGAATGAAACGTTTCTGGAACTGGAAACAAAATGGTGATCAGCGGCAACTAGCTATCTCTGGGGTAATTGCTCCTGATAGCTGGGTGCATGACGATGTTTCACCACAGGTATTCCAAGACGAACTTAATGAAAGTCAGGATCCAATCGATCTCTGGCTGAACTCCCCTGGTGGTGATTGTACCGCTGCCAGTCAAATTTATACCATGCTGATGAATTACCCGAATGAAGTCAATGTCAAAATCTCAGGTATTGCCGCATCTGCTGCTTCGGTAATTGCGATGGCTGGAACTACTGTTTCAATGGCTCCTGCGGCTATGCTAATGATCCACAATCCACTGACTATTGTCGGCGGTCAAGAAAGAGATCTCGACCACGCTGCGCAAATGCTAGCTGAAACCAAGGAGTCGATCATCAATGCCTATGAGCTGAAAACCAACCTGCCCCGTGAAAAGATTTCAACAATGATGGATAACGAAACTTGGATGAACGTCAATAAAGCTATCGAATTAGGCTTTGCTGATGCCATGCTGGGTGACAATAAGAATGTCACAGATTGTTACTCGTATTCCGATAAGCAATCTGACCTGGTGTTATTGAATAAAATCAAGCCTAAAGCAAAATCTACTATTTCTGTAAAGTCGCTGCAAAAGCGGCTTTCTTTGTTATCACACTAATTTAGGAGGAACTTATCAATGAACAAGATTACTGAATTACAAGAAAAGCGTGCCCGTATTTGGAAGCAAGCAAAGTATTTCCTGGACACTAAACAAAAAGAAGCTGATGTACTTTCTGCTGAGGACAACGCTACCTACGAAAAGATGGAACAAGACGTCGTCAACTTGGGTAAGGAAATCGATCGGCTCCATAAGCAAGCCCAAATTGAAGCAGAACTCAATCAGCCCACAACTAAAGCCCTTACTAATACCCCGACTGCTGGAGAATTACCAAAGGGTCAGGATGCTTATGCGCAGAACTTTTGGCAAATGATGCGTGGTCATGCGGTCGTTGATGCACTAAAAGAAGGTACGGATCCAGATGGTGGCTTCCTAGTGCCAAATGAGTTTGAAAATCAACTGATTCAAAAGCTTCAAGAAGCCAACGTCCTGCGAACCATCAGCCATGTCATTCAAACCAATAGCGGTGAACATAAGATTCCGGTTGTCGCGAGCGAAGGAACAGCTGCTTGGCTCGAGGAAGAAGCAGCCTACACAGAATCTAATACTCAATTTAGTCAAGTATCCCTCAGTGCTCACAAATTGGGGACTCTGATCAAGGTATCGGAAGAACTACTGAATGACTCCGCCTTCGACTTGATGTCCTATTTATCTGATGAATTTGGTCGTCGACTTGGTAATGCTGAAGAACAAGCCTTCCTAACGGGTACCGGCACTGGCCAACCAACTGGTATCTTAACCGACACTAATGGTGCGTCTGCGGGATCCACAGCTGCTAAGGCCGATACATTGACTTTTGATGATTTGATCGAACTTTTCTATTCCTTAAGAGCACCATACCGTCAAAATGCTGTTTTCTTAATGAATGATGATACCGTGAAAACCATTCGCAAAATGAAGGATAACAATGGTCAATATATCTGGCAGCCTTCTGTTCAAGCTGGCCAACCAGATCGAATCCTCAATTGCCCAGTTTATACTAGTCCGTTCATGCCATCCATGGCCGCATCTAATAAACCAGTGCTCTTTGGTGATTTCAATTACTATTGGATTGCTGATCGTCAAGGTCGAACCTTTAAACGACTTAATGAACTTTATGCTGTAACTGGTCAAGTCGGTTTCTTGGGCTCGCAACGAGTAGATGGCAAAGTCATCCTCCCAGAAGCCATTAAAACTCTTGCCATGGCTGCTAAGTAGAAAGGACTGATGAAATGTGGCTGCTATTACTTTGGCCGAAGCAAAAGCCTACCTAAGAGTTGATAACACTGTTGAAGATGACCTCATCACAAAGTTGATTGGATCGGCGACTGCTACCGTCGAAAATGTCCTTCGTCAGCCTCTATCAGCATTTGATCCTCTCCCTGATGATATTCATACCGCGATTCTCTATACCGTAGCTTACCTTTACGAATATCGGGAAACGGCTGATTTTGATGCCATGATCAAGTTTCTTCGGGCTATCTTGTCCCCTTACCGGAAGGAGGAATTTTAATGCAACAGCAAAATAAACGGGTCAGTAAGATTGCTGATATTGGTGAACTAGATCGCCGCATTACGCTGATGAAAAAGAAATATGTCGGCGAAAATCCTAATACCGGAATGTCGATGTACAAGGATGTTCGCTTAGGCGATGTGTGGGCAAAAGTTTCTGCCCTACACGGTCAGGAATACTACACAGCGGTCACGGTGAAATTGGAAAAACAACTGTCATTCATCATCCGATACCGTGATGATGTTGACGAAGAAACCAACATTTGGTTTGAAGGTCGTGGCTACAATATTGGCTTTATTGATGACGTTAAGTACAACCATGAGTATCTGGAAATTAAGGCTGAATATTCGAGAGGAGTTGATGATCCGAATGAAGACAACTAGTTTAACAGTAATTAATTCATGCTTTGGTGCAATTGGGGCTTTCCTCGGCTGGTTCTTAGGCGGACTGGATGGTTTTCTATATGTTCTACTCATTTTCATGGTAGTGGACTATATCACCGGAGTGCTTTGTGCCATTAACGAACATAAACTCTCCAGTGAAATTGGCTTTCGTGGGCTTACGCGCAAAGTGTTAATTCTATTATTGGTCGGTATTGCACATTGCCTTGATATTTACCTATTAAAGAATGGTTCAGCGATCCGTACTGCTACGATTTTCTTCTATATCTCTAATGAGGGCATTTCATTACTAGAAGATACCAGTCGCTTAGGTCTACCTGTGCCCGATAAGTTAAAGAGTGTCCTCCAACAATTACATGATAAGGATGGTGATCATCAATGATTTCTGGAATTGATGTTTCTGAATGGCAAGGCCATGTGGATTTCAATGCAGTCAAAGCAAGTGGTGTTAAATTCGTTCTAATCCGAGCTGGTTATGGTCGGTCAGCAAGCCAAGAAGACCGTTACTTTGCAGAACATTATACCCAAGCCAAAGCAGCTGGTTTACAAGTGGGTGCCTACTGGTATTCCTATGCCGTTTCTCCCGCTGATGCAGCCAATGAAGCCCGGGCCTGTTTAACCGTCCTTGGTAATCGTCATTTTGATTATCCAATTTACTTTGACCTCGAAGAACAATGGCAATTCCATCAGGGACGTGCCTTCTGTGATAGTTTAGTCAAAAGTTTTTGCTGTGTGCTAGAACAAAACGGTTGTTACGCCGGTCTCTACATCTCACGGTCACCACTACAAAACTATATTTCATCAGCTGTAGCTCAGCGTTATGCTGTCTGGGTGGCTGAATATGGTCCGCGTTGTAACTACAGTGGTAATTACGGAATCTGGCAACATTCCTCTACTGGTTCTGTTCCAGGTGTCAATGGTAACTGTGACCTTGATTATGCCTACATTGATTACGCAGCAGTTATTAATAAAAAGCAACTAGTCACCAGAAAAGATCCTGATGAACTAGCCGTTGAAGTATTGAATGGCCAATGGGGTAACGGTGCCGACCGTCAACGACGATTAACTGCTGCCGGTTACGACTACGCGGTGGTGCAGGAAAAAGTTAACCAACTATTGAATCGTAAGTCAGTTGACCAAATTGCACGTGAAGTTATCCATGGTTTCTGGGGAAATGGTAATGATCGTTTTAATCGGTTACGTCAAGCCGGTTATGATCCCAATCAAATCCAACAACGTGTGAATCAACAACTCTAAGTTTTGCCTGTGGACTGCGGTCTGCAGGCTTTTTGTTGTTTCTATGGTAAAATATCATCAGGTCTGAAATGGTGGGTCGCTCCCAACATGAAAGGCTTAGTGATAAGGACATGGTCGCATCACCCTTCAACTATTCCTGATAACGCGAGGTGATGACTATGTTAATTTGGAAAGAATCGAGGACTCGGCATTACTGCCGCCATAGTTATCGTGGCAGTCGGCCAGTTGATCATTGACTGCGCCAAAGCCTACGCGATAATAAAAAAAGCCAACCATAACGGTTAGCTTCATCCTCGATCATTCCTGATCACGCTTGAGGGTAACGAGATGCAGCTCGTTGCTCTCTTTTCTTTTATTATGATAGCTGATCTATCCTGTTTTTTCAACTTTTTAGCTGGCAGTTTTCTGTCAGCTTTTTTCTTTTACCATGGTTTACTTTTCGACCTCCACTGGCTTATCAGTGGAGGTAATTAAGATGACCAAACAAGTTAAAGAAGTAACTCATCAACCACTGACGTCGATCAATACAACAATTTCGCAAAAGCAATTGCTAAATGACTTACATTATCGACAATCCAAACAGATCATCCAACATTTGCTGGATAAAGGGTTGATTTCGGCTGATCAATTTCAAAAGATTGACCAATTAAACAAGCAGTCCTTTCCACCACTATATAGTCCTGAATGTGTTGCTATATCAACGATCCAGAGCTAACATACCACACTGACGAAAGGAGGTTTGCCATGTCGACCATTACTAAAATTGAAGGTTACCAACGCGATGTCAAGCAACTCCGTGTGGCAGCCTACTGCCGGGTTTCTACTGACAATGTCGAACAGTTGGAAAGTCTGCAAAATCAGCGTGAGCATTATCAGGAGTACATTAGTCACCATCCCAATTGGCAACTTGCCAAAATCTACTATGATGAAGGCATTTCTGGCACTAAATTAACGAAACGGAATGCTTTAAAAGAATTACTGGGTGATTGTCGCAATCACCGGATTGACCTGATAGTAATGTCAAGGGCGGTTTTGAATTGTCGTTTTATGGCGGTTTAAAAATGCATGATTTGGGCGGTTTAAGAATTAACCGATG